TGACCCTGCTCCCAGGCCTCAATCTGCCACAGCAAACACCGGTCGTAGACCGCACAGGCCTGATTGAAGGCTTTGTCCGGGATGGCGTACTTCAGCCTCATGGCCTCCATACGGGGCGAGATGTTCTTGAGCTCTCCAGGAGGGCTCATTAGCTTCTCCCGAATCGCACCGGTCCTATCTCGCGAAGCCCCCACGCTTCCTGCCACTTCAAACGTCATTCCCATTTTGATTTGCCTTCCAGCATCATGATTACGTCCTTCGTTAACTTGAGCACCGTTGCTGCCTGCCTGACATCTGCGTCAGGACTCTCCATTGCCGCTGACATTAGGCGCTCAAGCTGTGTCAGCGACACTCTGCGGATAGCCCGCAGCTGTGTTGATGTGTAGTAGTTGTTCTTGAATTCCTGGAGAATCGCATCCCGACCAATGAGGTCGCCGTTCTCCTCGTCCTCAGCGTCCAGGTTGTGCGCCATTGGCGGGACCTCTCGACGGCAGCGGCGGAGGTGCTGGTGGGCCGCCAGCCGAAGCTTCGGGCTCAGTCCCTTCTGGGCTTGGTGGAGCCATGTTCGGGTCCATGGGCGGCGCTGGAGGGGGCAGACCGAGTGGCGTCGTGGCTACAGCCGGCGGAGGCCCCAGGTAGCGAATCATGTCGTGCATGCCGCGAACCGTCAGTGCCTTCACGGTTGCCGCATAGATGTATGACAGGTTCCCCTGAAGCTGAGGGATTTGCTGAGGTAGCGCCAGAAGCTCATCTGCCTGAGCCACCCGCTCGGTATCTGAGCTGTACTTCAGGTCTGACCGAATCTCGATGGAGTACCCCTGCTCGTACCACTCTCGGCGAAGCTTGAGCTTACCTGTACCCCACTTGTCGGAGATGGCGAACAACTCCTCCTCTTCCATGAAAATGGAGTTGAGGACAGCGTTGTTCCGCAATATCTGAGTCACGAAGTCCGCCAGCTTGCTTGTCGCAACGCTGAGCTGCTTGCTCGCCTGCTCAACACGAGAAGCGTGGCCCCGATAGGTCTCACCGCTCTTGCCGGCCTCGCCCGAAAGGACGGACGGGGCCTGCATGGAGTTTTGAGCCATCTGGCTGACCATCTTCACCACCTCGACCAGCTGGGGATTCGCCGACCCCATGTCGATGGCCTTAACCAGCTTGTCCAGATCAACTCCGGTCGTGTTCTTGAGACGGTTCACCTTGCCTGGCGATATCTCGAAGGGGCCATCGAACTCGGCGTCCGAAGAGCCAATGAACGAGCGGATGTTGGATAGATGCGCCTGGTCGGAGAACTGGTTAAACGCCAGGTTGGCAGCCCGAGCAAAGTCGGCCTGCATTCGACCATACGAGATGCCCAGAGCGCCCCTGAGAGGCTCAATCAACACCCCATGGGCGAACATGCGAACCGGAGACTTCCTGACAGGCTTCGGCATGGTGCTGCCATCCATGGTCCACGCCGGCGGCTGGGGCTCAGGAGGCAGCTCAAGCTGAGGCAAGGCTTCCTGCATCTGTTGAGCCCGCGTCGGGTCCGATAGCGCCATCTGCGAGAGCTGGTCGATATTGCCCTGGTGCTGCTGGGTTATCTGCATCACCTGGGACTGGTGCCCCTGAGACGCCGACATGTACTCCTCCAGCTCAAGCTTCTCGTGGTTGTAGCGTGTCTGGTCACGCCAGTCGGCACGTTCCAGAATCCGAAGACACAGGACGGCCTTTGTCTTGTAGTCCACAATTGCATGGAGCCAGCGGAGCCGCTTCTGACCAGGGAGCTTGTACCAGCCTTCGTGATGGAGAATCTTGTAAGGGGCGGACTTGCCATCCTCCGGCTCCTCAACACCAGCGGACTCGTTCACAGTCCGGAGCAGTTCGCTCTCTGGGTTCTCGTCCCAAGATGGGGGCGCCTCCTCAAGAACCTCTTCGACTCCGAACCAGGAACCGATCTTCGCTTCAAGCTGATGCGGATACCAGTTCAGGACTCTCGTGTACCAGGGCAGATCTGAATAGTCCGGCTCGGTCGACACGAAATTGTAGGGAACCACGAACTCGTCAGGCAGCAAGATTTCGTGCTTGTTCTGACGGGTAACCTCGTCGAAGTAACTGTGACAGGTCACGTCTCCCGCCATGAAGAAGAGCGACGTCGCCCGGTGCATCTGACGCTTGAAGTCGCTGATACCGGTCCGCAGCTGCCAGTTGCCGTGACGGGTCATGCTCTCCGTGGCCTCGTTGGTCCCGGGGTCAGATGAAACGTACGAGTACACGTTCGACCAGTCGCCGAACAGCTCTCCAGCGGCCCGGAACGTCACCCGACTGAGGTTCTCCAGCATGATGGGGACGTTGATGTTCGCACAGTCCTTGAACGGCACTTCCTTTACGGGCAGCTCACCCGTGAACAGTCGCCAGTCTCTAGCGAACCGCTCCCGATGGCCCTCATTGGATTCCCAGTCCGTATCAAACCTATCAATCACTTCTTCGGAGAAGGTCTTCAGCCAATCACTCCCGAGCTTCTGCTTGACGATGACCTCGACGAGATTGCGACCCTCCCTGTCGTATTCGTCCGTCTCCACCTCGACGGTCATCTCCTCAGGTTCCAACTGGACGACATAGCCACCGTCCTCCAGCTCTCCGAAGGCCACGTACGGCTCCGCACGCTCACTAGACTCTGTATTTTCGTTTATCATAACATTGACCCGTACCCAAAACTGCCAGGAGACCTCTCGGCGGCCCGGTCTACCTTATCATCCCAGTCATCGTGATTGGTCTTGCTCTTGATGTCCTCTACAGACTTTCCAACCCGGCCACGAGAAGCATAAGCACACGCGTACCCCAGCATATCGTGCCAATGGTCGTCTCCGCCCTTTGCTGGGCTGTTGGGGTCGTTCACGTCAGTCTGGATTGACGGCAGAGTCTTAATCATCTGCGTACAGCTTGAGAAGAACACAAGGCCCGGCATGGCTTTCCCGGCGTGGTGCGCCTTCAGCAGCTTGGTGATGCGCTCTCCACTCCGGGCCCTGCTGCCAGGGCGCTTGTCGGCCGACAGCCAGCCCACACCGAGCCTCGCCATCTCCTGAGCCTTGCTGAGCCCCACGTCGCCGCGCTCTTCGTTCAGCTGAGTGTCGGCCGGTCCGGTTAACTTGCTCGTCTTGCCGCTCCACACGCCGAGCTTCTCTTCGATGGCCCGAATCTCAACAGCCACCTCTGCGGCGTCCTTGAAGCGAAAGTTCAGTTCCTTGACCATCACAAGGTTGTCCTCCGGGTCAAGCGCAAACCAGCCGACCGTTCCCCACGTCTTGAAGCCCCAGTCCATGGCTCGGAACATGGGCCAGTCTCCGGGTATACGAAAGGGCGTGATGACATGCAAGCGCTCGTCCCAGACCTCGGCGTAGAAACTCCCTGCGGTGACGTACCAGTTGCCCCGGAGAAGTGCCGCCTGGATGTGAGCCGGCTTATCCAGAAGCTCAAGTTCATAGTCGCGCACAAACTCAGGGTTCGGATTGTCGTATAAAGTGGCAGGAATATAAACACGGGTCCTCTTTACTCGCTCTCCGTCCCGCCGGGTTACGTAGCGCTCAATGATGGTGTTCCCCTTCGGGGCCGGGTCCACAAACCTCTTCCTCACCCACTGCGGGTCCCGGACCGTAATCTTCGAATTGGCGTCCTGTCGATGGACCGGATTGGTCATCGCCCGAACCTTCCGCATCTTCGACAGGAGCGGGTCTGAGATGCGCAACCGAGTGTTAATCTGAAGGTACTGTTCCTTCTCGAACTCAATCAGCTCGTCGTAGCAGATGGCCGAGAACTCCTTGCCCTGGAAGTTCTCAACGTCCTTGTCGTGCTGGCAGTGACCGAACTGGTAGCGATACCCGCTCTTGAACGTGAACGTGTGCGACTCCTTGTCGTACTTCACGTCCGGGTCGACGGCGGGGAAGATGCGATGCGCTCGGGCAATGGTGGTCTCAAGCCGAGGGAAGGTGCGCCTGAGATGGATCGTCCAGCCCTTGCTCTGACCCCACTTCAGAGGATGCGAGTGGTCCTTGTCCATGCAGCGCTCATGTTCAAGCGCTATCTGGTCGTTGCTGTCCATCAGCAGAACCAAGCTCTTGCCAGGGCCAGCCGAGCCGCCACCCAACACTTCGTTCTCCCCTCTTGAGTGGTAGAACTGGCCCCATAGACTGGGCTCGTAGAGAGCGGCTTCGCTCATTTGGTCTCCGAGTAAAGAGCATGTACACGCGGGAACTCCTGCTTGATTAGCGCATCAACCCGCCAAGCGTATTCGCGGATTTCCCACTGGGCGTTCGGTGCGCTCCGAAGCTTCAGGAACGACAGCCAGCCCCGAAGGTTGCCCGTGGCTCTCATCCGTGAGTATCGACCGACCGGGATGACGACCCGAGCCAACTCCTTGGGTAACCCCACTTGAAGCCCATACTGGTAGAGCGACTCGGCCTGGGCGTAGTACTCGTCCAGCATCCTAAGCCACTGCGTCGTTTCCTTCGCGGTGAGCACCTGAGCGTCCTTGATGGTCCCCGCTTGCTTATTCTTGCCGTCGCTTCCGAGCATACAGCGCTCAAGTGTCGGCCTGTAGTTGACGTCCGGCATGGGTGTGTAGCGCGCCGAAAGCTCGTTGTATCCGAACGGAACGCGATGACGGTGCCATTCGCGAATCACGAATATGGGAGCCTGAACCTCAATGGTCAACCCGGCCATCTCGAACGGAGTGCTGTGTTGGTTGTTCCACAAGAACGCCAGCAGCTTCTCGTCACCCGGAGCTTCAGACGTGCCCCAGCCCTGAAAGCCCTTGTCTGTGCTCATCCTGGCGGCCCTGATGATTGCCTCTTCGGAGCCCCAACGCTCAACAAGAGCAACGTAGCCGTCACCGTGATTCAGGACGGGCACCTTGTCTAGATTCTCTTCAATCATCTACTCAACCTCTGAATCTCCCGATTCAAGTACCAGACAGCCTTGCTCAAGTCCTGAACCTTGTCTTCGGTTTTTAGGCCGGCTCTCCACAAGTACTTCACAGCGTTCCCCACGTTAAACGTCATGGATTCGACGACGTCAATACATTCGACCCCGCTCGGGTGCTGGGTGTAGTGCCTCGGATGATTAACAACGTCTTCGGGCTCCACTCGCGTCTCCCTAGTATCCACGTCTCAACACGCCCGTCTCCCGAGCAAACTCCACTGCGCCGAGCGCCTCCACTGCGTAGACCGGGATGCGCTGGATCTCCCAAGCGCCGCTCCCTGGGTGGCGGATGCGTGTCCCGAGCATTTCCCCGGGGTAGCCGAGCCAACGAAACCGCTGCTCCAGGTCCAGCTCGAAGCCTGCCGCCACCCAGAGGCGCTCAAGCACGCGCTTGCCGGCTTCGGCTCTTCTGACTCTAGGCTTCATGAACACGGGATAGTCCCGCTCCCGGATCGGGTGACCCTCGTCTTCGGTCACGGCTTCACCAGTCGCTTTCCGATGCGCCGGCAGGCATCCTCCAGGCCGTCGATCTCGTCGCTGGACATCGCGACAAGCCGGTCCCCGAGCACGTCACGAGACTCCAAGTCAGAGTGAGTCGGCGGCTCGCCGCTCAGGAACAGGAGCAGCGCAGCCCATTCCTGCCAGGCGCTCAGCGCTTCTTTTTGGCGCTGCTCAGCCCGCTCATCACCGTAGGCCTGGATGGCCGCTCTGAGCTTCGCCGCAGTCTCCCGCTCAGCCTCCGTATTCGCCAGGACCCAGGCCGCGGCGTAAGCGTTAATGAGGCGCATCAGGTCGTCTTCGGTCATCGGGGCATCCAAGCGCCATTCCAGCAACGGTCGCGATAATGTGCCTGAGTCTCCGCGCGCTCTATTCGCTCGTCGCCGTAGGTTTCGATGGCCGCCAGA